TTCACCCTTGTTGTCTATAACTGTTGCAACGCCCGTGTCTGGGTCGTGATTAATGACAACGCCTGTGTTTACATCAGATGTTTTTGCTTCAGTTTTTGTTTCTTGATCTGCGACATTGGTTTTGCCAATATCTTGAGCACCTGTAATGGTGTCTTGCCCTGTTGCTTTTACAGAGTCTTCTCCGGTTCCGCCAGTCAACGTGGCATCACCAATGCCCCCAGAAACAATTTTGGCAAGATCTTCTGTGGTAAGTTGATTGGTTCCAGTATCTGTGGGAAGACCAACACCCAACTGCTCCAGATCTTTGTCTGTGACTTTGTCAGAAGGCAATCCAGTTGTCCCACCTGCATCTGCCACTTGAGTGCCGGTGTACGATGCGGTATTCTGCGGGTTGGTAATTGCATCAATAAGTTGCTGTGTTCCAGCCTTGACTTCATCAGAACCAAGGATTGATCCAACATCCGCTGTTGTTTTGGTTGCCGGTGAATCCAAAACAGAATCAATTATTTTCTGGTCAACCGGGCCTGCAATTTCATTTGCCCCAGTAGTTTTTGCAAGCGTGCTTACGGCACCTTGAATAGCAAGAGGGTTACCGCTGTTAATCGCGTTCACCAACTTAATTGCATCGCTTGCAACTTTGGCATCCGGGTTGTCAGTCAATTGACCAACCAACGTTAAAGCCTGGGCAGTATTTCCAGAATCTAAGGCTTGAACAAGACCAACCGTTTGGATGGCTGTCTTGACTGCAGGGTCTGCAGATACACCGGTCAGATTACCTGCCGCAGTTAAAGCACCGCCAAGGTTTCCAGATTGAACTGCGTTTGCCAGTTGAGCTGCGCTCGTCGCAGTTTTAATTTCAGGCAGGTTCTCAGCCAGAACCCCACCCAGTCCAGAGGTGTCACCAGCTTGCAGAGCTGCCCCTCCATAGGCACCAGCAGCACCCAAAGCACCCAAAACTCCACCGGCTGTGTTTCCTTCGTCAATTGCTGTAATCGCGCTTAAAGCTGAGCCAAGTCCTGGAGCAATTGCATTTCCAATAATCCCACCGATTGGACCAAGGCTCTTATACATATCGCCCAAATCGCCAACCAAATTACCAAAAAAACTACCGCTTTCACCCGGCGTGTATTTAATTTGTTTGGTAAAGTCTTGAATTGGTGTATACGTGCCTTTTTCTGGATCAGCCTGAATGACACCATGAATCATCCCACCAGCAACTTGGTTGGGGGTGGAAAATTGATATACGCCTTTCTGAGGCGTTTCGTTTAAATACAGCGTGTCGTAGCCTGGATGCTCGCCGGTTGTAATTGCTAAACGAGTAATTGGCTGATTGCTTTCATCATATCCATCAATAACTTGTTTAATCTGAGCAGTGCCATTCTTCATGCCCTCTGACACACGGGCAAATGCCTCAGATTCGTTAGCCCAATAATTTCGAGTGGCAAGGCTGGCTAACTCTTGAGCAGAAAGATTGGGGTTGTTAGCAACTAGATCAGCCGTGACGTTGCCATAAATTTTTTGGGCGTCCGCCAATAATGCCTGCCGTCGTTCAGTTTCTTTTTGCTCTGCCGCAATACGCTCTTGGTTGGCCTTCTCAATCGCTGCGTACTCTTCGGGGGTTTTACCGGCAGGAGAAGAAAAAGCATCGCCTACAAAAGCAAATCCTGGGTCTTTGCCCAAGTATGCCTTTTGAAGGCCAAGAACGTCTGTGGTGTCTATGACGCCATCGCCGTTTACATCGTATTTAAAGTCTTTCTCAATTTTCCCCAAAGCCATCTTTAGGGCGGTCAAAGAGTCTGACAATGTTGGTTTTGTAGCCATGTCTTTTCCTTACTGCGTCAGGTCGTAGAAAGAAATGGAACCAACGCCATCACCCTTGGTTGCACCAGATACGGTTCGCACAGCAAGCGTGTAAATGTCACTTACACCCGCCAACGACGCGCCAAGCTGCAAGTCCCAGTTGTACCCCGTTGGGGAGCTTGTTTGGCTAACGCCTGCACTTCCTGACGATGTGACGTAATCTGTCTGAGCAATCGTCCCGACAGAACTGATGGCCGTGGCCGCAACGTCAAATTCCACGTTGCTGTCAGAGGGAACCGTAGCCGCCCAGGTTGCGCCTGTCAAAGTCGGGTTCTTTAGCAATACCACTTCGTAGTTCTGGCTGGTTGTAGGCAGAAACTGAACCCGATTTGGTAATACTACCGACCCCGTACGCCCGGAAGCCAATCGAATGGACACGATGGGGTAGAACGTTGCGGCGGTGTCAATGTTGGTGAAGATTGTCGTGCGACGCGCCACATGGTCAATAGACGTCTGTTCAAACCCGCCTTCGGATGCAACAGAACAGCAGATCTGCGTCAGAGTAGCCGCCAAAGCAGAGGCAGTTGTAATTTCATAGCGCACAGGCAATATGGCCGTGGTCATGTAAACGGTCGTGCCGTAGGTATTGGCGGTATTGAATGTGTGGCAAACAATGTACTGACCATTGATGATGAACCCACATCGGACAGATCCAACGCCCAGCCACTCAAAGTCCATCCACAAAATTTGTGGGTGTGACAAGTCAAGAGTCAGACCACTAGCCCCTGTTCCATCCAATTTGTCGCCGTTCCAGTCAGCTTGGTTTACATACCGCGCATCACTTGGCGTACCGCTTGTGTTGGTGCGCAAAACAAAGCTGTTTACACCATCAAGCTTTTGGAAAAACACGCCGTTCTGCGTGTTGAAGTATCCAACGCGCTGGGTCAAATTTGTGCTGGTGCTGCTGTCCATCACAAACGTGGCAAGCACCAACAGTCCTTTTCCGGGCTGGTAAGGAAAACTGCGAAAGGTCTGACGCACAACAGAACCCACCCCACCGGCAGTTACGCTCATGCTGACGCTGGCTTGGTTTGAGTTGAACGTGGTTGATCCTGTTCCAGTTGTTGAGGTATCAAACTGATTGTCAGCTGCGTAGCGATTCTGGCTATCAAACAGGGTATATGGCTGACTGACGCGCTGTCGGCCAAAAGCATCCAAGGCAGTCGGCGGAAATGTAATTGGTACTTCTGTATTGGATGCCACAAGCTGCCCCACAATCTTATTTAGTTGGTTGAAATACAACCGCAGCACGTTGTTAAATTGTTCTTGGTATTTTTGACTGTACTCAGTCGTAGCTATAGGCAGGTTGGGAGGTGCAACCCGGCTTAGCTGGTACTCTGACGTAACAATCAGGCTCATGAATTTCCTCTGCGTCCATCTGGACGGATGTCAATACGTGGCGCGCCAAGCTGCCACTGCAGGCCCAGCTGGTTACCCTGAACCTTAAACACCATCTGGCGTCCACGCACGCGCACATAAACCTGGCCGGTAAACTCTTCCACCGGAGAAGTAGTTATGCGGCTGATGTTGGCATAGCTTTGACCGCCTTCAGACTGAGGATCGTTGTATCCAGCGCCCGAGTTCTGCAAAGGTATCAGGGTCATTGTCACTTGAGGCGTCAAATCACCAGTAGATGAACGGAACGTCAAGTCAGGCAAGATACGCCATACAAAGCCAAAGTTATGGCCGTCATCAATATCAAATTCTGACGAGCTGATGTAGGAATTTATGGATGCAGGTACGCCAGTTGTGTTGTCATCGTTTCCATACTCGTGGTATACGATGTTGTTGCTGTACGTTGCGGCAATTGGATAATCTTCTGTTCCAGAATCAAGCCATGCTGTGCGGCCCATGGTGCCGTAATACCAAATGTCTTCCAGGTAGTTATACACAACATACCGGTCAATAACAGTGGAATTGGCAGAGCAGTAGAACCACCACACTTCGTTGAAACCTTCGTTGGTCCCTGAACAAATCTGTTGCGCCTGCGCTAGATTGATGTCGCTATAAATGTACTGACGAAGGTCGCAGCGCAAGGTTTGAACACGGCCATCGTATTTATAGAACTTATCCACACCCATCCAGAACACAATACCGGACGCCTGTGACACACTGTTTTGGCTTGTAATTGAAATGTTGTCGCCCAAAATTTGAGCACCCCAAACATCAGGCGCACCCAAATACTGCAATGAATACACAGAAGAATCGGTTAATACAACAATTTCCTGGCGTGTTTGAATGCAGGTAACGATCTGCGATCCATGCGAAAGACGAACGCTACCAGCCTGATTTGTAGCTGCTGGCGTCCAATCCACCACAGATTCCTGGTCAGCCCAACGAATCAACATAGGATCTTGAACGCTGGATCCATAATCATTACATCCAAAAGCAAACACAAAACGGTTGATGTCAGATACAAAAATAAAGTTCTGCACTGTAGGAACACCTGTTGCGCCACCCAAAGAAGTAACTGGAATACCTCTTACAGAAATAGTGTGCGTGCCAGACTGTGTGCCAGTTGTTGTAATTGCCGATCCGCCATACGTGGTTGACAAGTTAAAAGTTGATCCTGTCGTGTTGACCACGTAGTAAACCGTGCCTGGAACTAAACCTGTTGGTAACGCCCCAGTGGTGTTTAGCACCAAAGCGTCGCCATTAGAAAAGTTTGCCGCTGCAGTAAATACACCTGGAGCTGCAATCGTAATAGAAACATCTAATGAAACCACACCATAAGTGGCATTCCAGTAGTACATAGCCCCGCCTCTGGGCCCAAAGATCAAATCTTCACCAAAGTTTGATTGGCTCCAAATACGCAAAGAATCTGTGGATGGACTTCCATATCCCCACAAACCAAGACCCCAACCACCAGCCCCCCAGCCAACCAACGGCACAACATATTCAGGTCCAATCCCAAGCTGGTACATGGCGTAAACAGTGCCACCACCGCTTGTTGTCGAAGCTGCCGTGCCAACTACCGTGATTGTGTAAGTTGTAGAAGAAGGCAGCGTTTTAATTTCGTAATCGCCGCTGATTGTCACGCCGCCAAGGGTAACAGTTGGGTTAAAACTAACGTAATCACCAACCGCATAATTCACTGTTGCATCGGTAACGGTGACGGTGGTCGTGGTTCCTGTGTTGGTAGCAGTGTCGGTGGCAAACGGGTTGGTCAGCGTATGAGTTGCTTCAACTGGTGTGATGTCGTAATACTGGCCACCGCTTGATACGTAAAACTTTTTGTTTGTGCCAAGACTAATAAGGTTAAGACCACCCAAAGTGACCCAGTTCCACAAAGAACGACACACACCAATAAACGTGGCGGAGGAAATCTGGTTCCAGCCGCCAATCTTTTCAGGGGTTCCAGCACGAAAGCGAACCTTGTCGGATTCATACCAGCCACCAACAGACTGAGTACCAGTACTAACAGAGCCCAAAGACTCTGAGGCGTACCGTGTGTTTTCACGGTTCACCCCTGGCCTAAACAGTATTTTTTTTAGTGGCATGTTGCGTCCCAGTCAACCCGGTTTAAGCATACTGCCGTGTGCCGGATTTGTCGATAATTAAAGCTTGGTTTCGGGGCGCAGCATCCACCGTATTAGGGATAGATACGTGGGTCCAGCGATCAAATTCTCTGATCACCTGGTCGTATCCTATTTTACTGTTTATGATGGTTTTTACAACCTCATCAGGCGTCATCCCGGGAACCCGAATGTCAGCAGCGCAGCCGATGCGATGCTGAGAAGTATCTTTAGACCCCACAGCATCATTGACAGCTTTGGAGCGGAAAGCTGAATTGACCATGATGGGCTTGCCACCCAGTATGGTTTTGACTTCTTCAAGAAACGCAGCCAAGCGTTTAAGATTTTCAAGTTCGTGCTCATTCGGAGTGTTGTCCAGATCGCGGTGATCCGTGTGGGTGAGTTCGTCAAGGGTGAAATGCGCGGAGAGGTTCATTTTTTACCTTTCATATCCATGATTTTCTCAAGGGTTCGCCCGCCAAAGTAGAAGCTCATAATGAGCATGCCCCACTGGCCAAGCAGTTCTACGTAGTTACCCCTAGTCTCCAGGTCAAACGCCGACATCATGGCAAAACAAAAATACGCGCCAAGAATGAACATGAGCGTCAAAGGCCGGATGTTTTTGGACAGCCAAGAGTCACTGCTCATGTCTGCCTTCAAACGCTCGGTCAGGTTATTCTGCTCGGTCTGGTAGGCCTGCAAGTCGATGTTCATCTCGGCGATGCGGCCGTCCTGGGCCATCTTCTCAAGCTCAGCTTTGGCTTCTGCGGCTTTGGCCGGGTCCGGCATAAAGCGGTCCAGCAGCTTTGCACCAACGTCCAGTAATGCAGGAATCGGAATCATCATGGCCCCTTTCGTGTCAGCATGGATGCGGCAATCCCCATCATTGTGCGGGTTTGCTCTACGTTGTCAGGTCGATCTTTCCACCCAACGGTAATCTGTCCGAAGAACTTAAACGAGTCGGGTGGTACAGAGGTTCGGCAGGTAAAGGTAACTCCCTGGGCCATGTACCAGAGGCCAATTTCTGACTGGGGCTCTTTATAGTCGCTGCATGGGGTTTCATTCTCCATGAGCTTGATAAGGTCAGCATTGTTGCCTGGATTTTGCGAAAAGAGACCGACATCAATTCCCTCCACCGCCTTGTCACGACCTTCCTTGGTGTACGCCCGGTACAGCACCCGAGTGCCAAACATCTGGTTGACTTTGAAGATGGCTACAAACTGTGCGCCGGTTTGCTTGAACAGCATGGCCGCTGCATCCTCCGCACGGTCCTCGTTGATGTCAGGGGTTCGCTTGGATTCTTTGTAAGCGCCAATCAGGATTTCTTTGTTCTCGTACACAAAGTAGCCGGAGAAGGCGAGCACGGCCATCAGCACCAGAGCAAACAGCTTGAACGGCGAGTCAACATACGCCAGCACCTTGGACAGCGTGTCGTTCGCATTCAGCTTGTTGTCGTCACTCATAGTCCTTTTTCCTGCAATCCACTTCGTACTGGCGCTTCAACTCATTGACGCGCGTTTCCACCTTTTTGTTTGCTCCCTGCGCGGCACGCAAGTCAGCATACAGAAAACCAGAAATCGTAATAAATCCAGCAATCACAGCAAGGCATATGATCAACCCCACGGCAAGGGCAGTCGATTCACCTGATGAAGACGGATAGCCCACATCAACGCCACCAGGTACGCTGCGGCCAGGAAGATTCCCACGACCAGCAGGACTTTGTTTTCCACTTCGCTGCGGATTTGCTCTCGTCGCCATTCAGCCTGTTTCCGTTGAAATTCAGCGAGTGCCTTTGCATCTGCGTCCTCTTGCTCCATGCGGTGCAGTGTGTTTTGGAAGTCTGCCCAGAAACCACCGGGCAGTCCCAGCTCATAGATGATCATCTGGCGCAGTTCTTCGTAGTGCTGCTTCAGCTCAATCTTGCGCATTTCCTCTTCAAACGCCAGCACCTGAAGGCTTTTGTTTTTGGGAGGGTTGACACGGATTTCCTGCTCAGCTTTTTGCAGTTTGTCCGTGCCTTCCAACACCTGACTGATAAAGTTGGTGGTTTCCCCCAACAGATTGACTACTTCCTTACCAGCAGCTTGAGCTTCCCTAACAGTTGCGCACAGAGTTTTGACACCCTGGATTGCACCTGTGACAAGAGCAAAAGCGCTGATCGGGTCAATCTACGCCTCACTGGGTAGGAGCGTCTTCCGGCTTGACTTCGGGCATCGGCACCTGGGGGATAGCTTGCGCTTGGATTTCCTGCACCAGAGGAAAAACCTCTTGGTACGGGCGCGTGCCCAGGTACTGAAGGATGCCGTTGACCAGGCTCAGATTCAGTTCAATTTTCTTGTCGTCCATGAGTGCTCC